GAGGGACACTATCAAGACCAAGGCGCTAGGGTACAGCTAGCTGCCGTATAGCTTTGAGCGCTCTTGAAGATCAATTCCTGAGCCTCTGGCAGGCGCATTATCCTCAGCTTTCTCTAGAGCGAGAATACAGCGACATTGAAGCTTGGGAAAAAGATTTTCAAGAGCGCTATTCCCGCAGTAAACGTTCAAAAAGGTATCGCCTTGACTTTGCTCACCCCGACTCTCGCACTGGCGTCGAAATACAGGGTGGTGTTTATAATCGTGGCCGCCACGTCACTGGCTCTGGCTATGAGCGAGATTGCCGCAAGTATAATCTCGCCTACACGAGCGGTTGGACGATTTTTCTGCTCACTTCTACCATGGCCAAAGACTCCGCCTGGCTTTCGATGATTGCTGGGCATATTGCTGCACAACTTCAGCGGCCTCGTTAAGCATTTCCTCAGCAGCGGCCAGATCATTATCCCGCTGTGCCATAGCCTGGCGAAGCTGAATGTTCTCAAGCATCAAGCTTTGAAAGCCGGTTTGCATGGAGCACCATCCCTGCAGCAAGTTCTTTGATACTTCCTTGAGCTGTTTCAAGTCGGTGCAGTCGTCAATGGCCCTTTTGTTGACTGTCAGGGCAAATTCCCTTTCTGCTGAATGCTCAAAGGGTCCCATAATCGCATGGAATGGACGATTATTGAATGTTAGCTCAACCGGCAAGCAAAATTTCATCAGTCTCTGCGTAGTCTTTTCTTAAGCCTAATCAGGCGCCAACGAGGGCTATGGAGGAGAGCCGAAAAGAAACGGACGGCTTGCCGAAAAGCACTGCCTTGTCTACAATTGCAAGGCGTTCGGTTTTCCCTCGTGATACGGCTTGAAAAGACCACTGCCGAGAAATACGGCGAGCTTCTTGTTTTGTTCGTCACTGCTGCCATTGCTTCCGCTATTAACGGCTGGCTACTGAGCATTTGCGCCGCATTCTTTTTCCCATCGTTCTCCCTCGCCTTTTGGCAGTGGTGGCTCACTGCTTTTACTTGGCGCTGTATGTTCAGTTCTTCCTCGAGCGACTAATGCTTCTTCCCTCCATCGATCCCCTTCAAGACGGCACCAGCGAGGTGAGACTGCTTGATTTCATGGGCAATAGTTTGTCCGTGGTCAATGATGCTCGGCAAAGCTTTGAAAAGGCTTCTGCCGACTGGTCCGAAAAAGACGCTAAGCTCTTGAACTATTTAGCTCGTGAGCACCATACAAGCCCCTTTCGAGGAGTGGTGTTCAAATGGTTTGTGAAGGCCCCGTTGTTTGTCGCTAGGCAATGGTGGAAGCACACTGTGGCTTGCACCTATGTGGATGATCAATTGGGTTGGAACGAAAAAAGCTATCGCTATTGTTCTGCTGAAGATGCTGAGTTTTACATGCCCAGCCTTTTCTTGCAACAAAGCGAAAGCAACCGACAAGCCTCCGCAGGCCCCCTTGCCGACGAAATGCAGGAACGGGCCAGGCTTGCCTATGCAAGCGGCTTGTGGGCGGCCAAGGCGGCCTATGAGGACCTTCTGACGATGGGAGTGAGTAAGGAGCAAGCTCGAGCCGTGCTGCCTCCTGCCATGTACACTTCTTTCGTTTGGACTTGCTCGCTGCAAGCCCTGCTTCATTTCATCAGCCTTAGGGTAGACAAGCAAAGCGCTCAAGGCGAAATTGTCGCTTATGCCGATGCTCTTTTTGCCCTTGGAAGGCCAGTGGCTTCTGAAGCTTTTGATGCCTTTGCTGCCAACAACTACCAATTTTGACCATGCACGACTCTGTTAATTCTCCCTTTCATTATTCCTGCAGCCCCATCGAATGCATAGAGGCCATTGAGGCATCAATGAGCCTGGAAGGTTTCAAGGGCTTTCTCAAGGGTAATTGCATTAAATATTTGTGGCGCTATCAGCATAAAAACGGCGCTGAAGACCTTAAGAAGGCTCAGTGGTATTTAAGCCGTCTAGCTAAAATTCGTGAAGGCGAAGAAGAAAAGGCGCGAAAAATAATGGAAGCCAGTAAAGAAGTGGCTGATTACATTGCCAACCACGATCCCGATGACTATATGATTAGCGGCTGCCCTGATGGCTTTTGCCCATTACCTTCCGTGAGACAAGGCCCTTCGGAAATGTTTCAGCCAGTGGCTTAACTGGCTAGCCCTAGTTGCAAAGAGAGCGGCCACACTCGGGCCGCTTTTTCATGCACTTCATGAATGGGCACAATGCGCTGCGTTTCGTGCATCCATTCTTCCCATTCGCCAATGGCCGTATGAGCGCTGACAAAGCTATGGGCGTAAATCCATGCCATCAAAGCATCTTCGCGCTCTTGGCTCCAGAACTGCTGCGGACGCCACCATTCAAACAGTGGCAAATTGCTCTTGGCAGCATTGCAACTAAGGCATGAAGGAGCGCTGTTCCATTTCGCAAAGTGCGGCCCTCCCTTGCTCTTGGGCACAATATGGTCAATGGTCAGCTTTTCGTTCCATCGCCCGCAATAAGCACAGGCGCAATGGTTAAAGGGGCCTCGCAGGGGATAGTCTTCAAAGATGCTTTTGCGGAAGCGGCGTTTGGCTTCTCCAGGGCGTAAAACAGACAAAGAATAGAGCAAATTCTCTGGTCCATTGTCTTGCCGCATAGCATCACAATGCTCGCTTGTCTTTAGCTTAAACCACAGAAGACGATGGAGGGGAGAATGTAGAATATAGAAAAAGCATCATCGCGGCAATGAAAACTTGGCAAGAAAAGGCCGCTGATCTGGCTGTAACTGTCACTGCTGGCATGCTTCTTGCCACTGGCGGAATGATGCTTAACATTGGCATGCAACAAGCTCGCATTACGGGGCAAGTGGAGAACATTGCTCAAAAGCTAGATACTCTCACCAATAACATTCGTGACTTGGAAATCAGGGTGCGCTCGCTGGAGATTAGACGCTAGGCTTGAGCAAACGCTTTTATTCCCATGACCTCCATCGAATGGTTCGTGATTGGTGGCATCGTGATTGCCGCTGCAGACCAAATCATTGAACGCACTCCCTATAAGAGCAACAACGTCATCCAACTCCTTCTTACTGGCCTGAAAGCCGTCTTCCGCGTGAAGGGCTGAGGCATGACTGCCGAACAAGCCTTCTGGAGGCGATGCTTTGACATTGCTCGCAAATGCGGGGCACGCTTTCCAGAGCTTGTTGCGGCTCAATGTTGTCTAGAGAGTGGCTTTGGCAAGCATTTCTCTGGCAAAAACAATATCCTCGGCCTAAAAGGCGACGGGTCAACTGTCTCAACGAAAGAATTTTACGATGGGCAGTGGGTGACAATTCGGGCAGGCTTCATTGATTTTCCCTCCATCGAAGCTTGCATTGAATACTTGATTTCTCGCTGGTACAAGGACTATCGCCATTTCAAGGGCATCAACAACGCCCCCAACCGCTACGCTGCGGCCCGCATGCTTTATCAACAGAAATACGCGACGGACCCTGACTATCCGGCAAAACTTTCAAAGCTAATGAAGCAATACGCTCCTGAATCCACAAAAATTACCATGATCGGCCCCAAGAAACGTCCTCACGATTTTGGCTTTAAGCAAGGCGATTCTCACCTTGTCGTGAATGATGCCAGCGAAACCATGAAAGCCTTTTCTTTTGAAGGGAAACTTTTGTGGGAGATTCCTTGCTTGGCTCGCGGGCAGTACAGCGATTTTGAATGGAAGATTAGAAGGTCGGATACGCCCGTGGGCCTGTATGTACTGGGGCAGCTTTATAACGATTACGCTCTTCATGGCGACAAGGCTCCCTACGATCGCACGCTCATGGCATATGGTTGGGCGTTTTACGACATGGTCGAGCTGGAAGATCAAGAAAGAAGCCTAGGGCGTGCGGGAATAGGCATCCATGGGGGAGGCAGTGCATTGGGGTGGCCTGGAGCATGGGCACCTGAGCAGCGCCTTCTTGCAACTCATGGTTGCGTCCGCGCTAGAAACGCAGACCTCATCCATCGGATCCTTCCGCTTTACAGGCAAGGAAAAGTGTTTGTGAGTGTTTGGCAAGAGAGCCAATGAACTGGCGGGAATGGCTGCTTGCGCTGTGCTACGAGCTAGCTCTTGAGCTAGCCAAGCAACGCCCTTCCATTGCTTCTAAATGGTGGTATAAGCGCCTGCTGGAATGGTGCCGTCCTGCGTGGGTGGAATGGAAAACGGAAACCACGCTGCAAGCCGTTGACAAGCAAGCCAAGGCATTGGTAGAGCAATGGGAAGCGGAAGAGCGAGAGCATCGCTCAGAGGTCCTTGCAGCGAAGGCTCAGGAACTTTTCCCTAAAGCCACTGTCACGCCATTGCCTAATGCAGTGGTGCCTAGCGTGATGATCATCCACGAAGCGCCAGACGATGCCAGTGATGACATTAAGGCCCTAGGCGCAGAACTCCGCATCACTTGGACTCTCGGTAGTCCAGCCCCTGGCCAATGAGATTGTGAAGCTCCATGTAGTGGTCTAGTCCATCGCCATATTCCAAGCCAAAGATGTCATAAATGGCCCAGCGATAGGTGCCTTTGTCTTCCACTTCCGCCCTATACATCAGCCTGCACACTTGCCGAAAGGCTTGAGCGCGTTGTTCGTAATCAAGACTATCCCACCATGCTTGGTCTTCAGCTTGTTGCTGCTGCCTGAAAACATTAAACGATTGCCGAAGTTCTTGAATTTCAGCAGAATTTAACAAATCCTTCATTGTCATAGCATCTCAGGCCCTTGCACCATAATCCGCAGCGTCCGCCATTTCCTTGCTTCACTTTCGTGGTAGGACAACCACTCATCAATGGCCCCGATGATGGATTGGTGCGCAATCCTGCAATCGTCTTCCGCTGCCATCAGCTCGCACAGCGCTTCGCTAATTAAAGATTGCTGCTGCTTGTAGTGAGATTCCATGGAGGGGAATCAAAAGGGATGGTCGAATCATACCACTTCCCTCCAGCCCAAAAGGCCAGTGGCATTTTCTGAAGTGCTGCATTCAATGGTGAGAGCAATCACGTCGCTGGTGCCGTCAATGGTTTGCCCAAGCGAAAGAGCCAAGCCGCTTTCAGGATCAAACTCAATGGCACTCCTGGAAGCAACAAGCCCTGCTCCAATGACCGTGCCCCCGCTGAACGTGCCAGTGCTCATCGTTTGCACATTGCCTCTGCCATTGGCGGCATCCAGCCAAGTGCCGCTAATCGTAGGATTGAGGCGCAGTCGCCATTGTGCCACAGTGTTAGAGGCAGGATTGCCGCCCAGACTCACATCAATTTGCGCAGGGATGATCACGTTGTCAGTGCGACCGCTAGCCATGCGAATGGCCGCCACCATGGTTTCAGAAGAAATGGCAGCAAAGCCAGCAACGCCTTTGCCCGCGATGTAAATGGGGCCAGTGGGCTGGTAGCCACCTTCACTCACTACGCTCGAGCAAATTTGCTTGAGGCGAGCAGGGGCTGCAATGGAGGAAGAATTGTAAATGCGATAGGACAACGGCAGAATGGCCGAAGTCATATAGACCCTATCGATGTTATTGGCGTGGTTGAATTCGTGGCAATAAATGATTTCCCCATCAATGACAAAGCCCATCCGCACTCTGCCAACACCCAACCATTCCAAGTCGGCAATGAGAATGTTGGCCTTGGAAAAGTCAAAGCTAGGAAGCGCATCGATGTTCCAGGCGCTTTGCGGCACCACTGTCTCCTGAGCAGAGCCCGTCGTAAAGCTTCTCACGACAAGCTCAATTTGCTCTCCATTGGCTCTGAGGATGACGCCATTGTCATCATCAAAGTAGCCCACTTCCTGCACAAGGCCAGCCATAGGCGTGTTACCGACAAAACTGGCAAGCACCATGATCGACTTGCCAGGCTGGTAGGGGAAGTGCTTACGAGTGCGGCGCAATGCAGTGTCGCCCGAAGCAACAGTGGTTTTCAGCTCAAGCGAGCTTTCATTGACCAAATAGTTTGTCGAGCCTGAGCCCACCACTGCTTCGTCCCATTGATCCGTACGCCTGGAATAGCGCAGCATGGAGTCAAACAGGGTGAAGGGCTCGCTAAAGCGCTGACGCCCGAAAGCATCAACCATGCCACTGTCAGGCCCTTTCTGAATTAGCTGCCCGCGATGATCAGCTTCGATGGTGGTCTCAAACTGTTCACCGCCCCTTCGTACTTGCGCCATTAAAGCTCCGTCTCAATTGGTAAACCATTCTCCAACTCTAGATAGACTCCAGCTTCTGTGAGCAAATAGAGCCGAGAAATGGCACGTTCAAGATGGTTGCTAATAGAAAGGGCAACGGTAAGCAGCATTAAACCACTCCAACAATGCCAGAAGCGGTGGTGCCAGTGCTCCTCACTCTCTTCACGTGGAGAGGGAGAAAGCTGCCGCCTGGCACATTAAAGAACGTAACGGCAGCGCTATCACCAGAGCAAACCAAGCTCACATTGCCAGTGAAGCCAACGTAAAGGGCGCTTGTGATCACTGACAAGTCTGTATTGTCGCTGGGAGTGACGGTAAAAGCAGAAGAAGCTTGCAGCTTGTCAACGCTAATCTGCCCCTCAATATCAAGAGGGCTTCCGTCTAGATCACCGCCAATAATGACGGCATCATACTGCTCTCCATTGACAATACGTTGCGCCATGATTAGCTATCAGTCTTAGCTTTATCGTAGCAATAAGCTTCCTCGTATTCAGAGCCAATGGAAAGCATTGCTTCTGCCACGCTTTGAGGGGCATAGCCACAACCCATCATAAATTGATAGAAAGCCCTCATCATTGCAGGGGCTGAATCAGCGCTGTAGGTGTGGTTAATTTCTTGATAGGAGCATGTGTCATGACACACGCCATCATCAGAAAAACGATGGGAAAAGGAAATTGAATTGACGAAAGCCATTGCATGAAAAAGAGGCCAGCCCGTAGACTAGCCTCTCGTTTGCCCATCGTCAATCAGCTTTTTCCCTGCCCTCGCAAAAGCTTTCGACCATGGCTGGGGCGACTATGAGCGCCATTGCCTTGCCTGGTGCGCTTGGGAGTGCTGATGATAATGCGCTTGGAGCTGGAAGCCCCTGCCTTGCTCTTGACTGCCACAATGGGAAAGAGAAAGGACTAGCTTAGCCTTGCCAGGGAACGCCTGCCATGCGACTAGGAGAATGTTTTTCGTCGAGCTGATTTTGAAGAGCAGTTTCAATTTCGGCCACTTTTTCCTCGCCAAGCTTTTCCTTGGCCCAGCTAATACATGTTTCTTCCGTGAGGCTATCAAAGGGAATCATTTCGTCCTCGGGACGCTCAAGCCCCAAAGAACCATACGCCCCAGAAGAATACGAACCATCGCTGGCATCAATCGTATAGTGAAGTGTGTAGACAAAACCGTCTGCGGTTTCGCGCTCAAGGTTGGCAATGCGCCAGGTGAAAACAGTTTCCATGGAAATCAATTGACTTGAGACAGTCTACAAAAGAAAATGGCCACGCCTCTTAGCGAAGGTGACTTGTCAACTTGGCCAGGCTTCATCAGCCTTCAAAAGTAGGTAAGCAATAAAACATTCAACTTCTTCGCGGGTTTTGAAGACTTCCACGTAGTGAGGATCGTCGTTGTTTGCCATTTTCACAACACCGTCCTGAGCCCACACGGAATGCTTGTCCATGGGTCTTTCGCGCAGTTCAAACCAGTCGTCTGGCGTGAGCTTGGAATAATCTTTTTGGGTCATGGTAATTAGTGGAAGCGACTACGAGGTCTAGCGAAGGGTTGTGTGGCGCCAACGATTCATCATAAAAACACGGTCGTACTCATCGGAAACATTCCCATCTTCAAAGTAACGTCGGCATTCTTCTTCTGTGCCTTCAAAAACGCATAGCCAGCCAGCGCACAAGTCTTTTAAAGATCCAACGCACAAAGCAGATCGTTCGTTTGCAGGTGGTGCTGTCATTGGGAAATTAGTGGGAATGGCTACTCGTTATCGGGGAGTTGTTCGAGTGCGCGTCGGATGGTGTCGACTTGAAGTCCTGCAAAGTTTCGCTTGTAGGCACGCTCAAGGAGGTGATCCAGTTGCGCCAGCGCCTGCTCCTTCAAGCTCGGCGGCTTGGGGCGGCGGGCGGCGCGGAGTAGTTCAATCAGTAGCTCGGGATGCTCTAGTCCGTGCCAGACAGAGATCCAGTCGATGCACGCCTCCAGCTCCTGGTCGGCACCAGCTTGGAACGCTTGGCAGGCAACGTGCTTGAGCCGGTTGGTGGTGATGGTGATGACAGCTTGCTCCGAAGGGTCCCACGGGTAGCCATCGTCGATCAGCCATTCGCCCACTTGCTCATCGCTCAGCTCTGGCGGTGGGGTGATGGGGTGCTTGTAATCTTGTTGGGTCATGGTTTCTAGAGAACTGTGGCCAGGGGCAGGAGCCGCAAACTCGCTGCCCTCCCACACTACCACACGGCGTCAAGCCCAACCATCCGGAGATTCCAGATAGTTGAGCCAGACCTCGATCAGTGGCGGGCGAAATCGCCGTGAAGTGATTTTCGCAAATCTACTACGGCTTTTGCGCACTCGTGCTTGCATTCATAAAACTTTGTGCGATGGTTCTTCCCGTTTTTCCAAACTTGCCCGACCCACTTCTTGGCTGACTTGTTCCATGAAACACCTTTGATTCCAGAGGTATTATCTTTCGGAATTCGCATGTTCATTTGATTTTGCGAATTGGTAGCAGGGCGCAAATTTTCAATTCGATTGTTTAGTTGATCTCCATCAATATGATCAAGCATTGGCACTGGATCATTGCCATGCATAATCCAAATTAAACGGTGCTCCATGTACTGTCTTCCGTTTACGACAACAATGCGATAACCTCGATTCCCAACAAATCCCGCCCGATCGCCTGCCTTGGCGCCGCCGCGTTGAACCTTTCTATACAACTCTCCGTCTTTTTCTTCAAACAACATGTGGAGAAGATCGGAGTTCAGTGTGGTGCTTTCCAGGGCCATCGTTCTGTTGCCGGTGCCACAGTCTACGGTGTCTAGCCCAGCAATTGCCGAGCTAGACAAATTTTCGAGTAGGGTTACTGGGCCTCAAGGGCTGCAACTTTGGCTTCGAGGGTTTCGATGCGCTCCATTGCTTCCTGCAGCGCCTTTACCGCCTTCATGTAGAGCACCGAATAGTTGACGCTCTTGGTGACGGTGCCAAGGTCGTTGCCTTCGGCGTCACGGTCGGGGCTTTCGCTGACAAGGCCAGGAGATACGAGTTCAACTTCTTGTGCAATTAGACCGATTTGGGTGTGGGTCTGGCCTTCCTTGAAGTTGTACTTGCGGACCTGCAGAGCTTTGAGGTCAGCCCACTGGGAGCCAGCATCGACGATGTTCTCTTTGAGCTTGAGGTCGGAAATAGCGCCGTAGGAGTTGTTGGTGTTTTCAACGTTGCCATTCGACCACACACGAAATGATTCTGTTCCTGTTTGTGTATTGGATGCACTGTATTGACCCGCAAATATCCTTACAGTAGTGCCAGCAGCGGCGCTTATTGAAGAGACTAATCCAGTGCCAGTCGAATAGGCATTAATCTCTCCTGTGTTTGTAATCCTCAGCCGCTCGACCGGACTTGCACTGGAGTCTGGCGTAGTGGAGAACGTTAATCTCCCTGGGTAGTCATTACTTCCACCAGCAGCATCTGTCTCTCCTTTAATCTCCGCGTAAATATTTCCCGCATTGTCTGCAAACCGAATAAAGCCCAAAGTATCACCGC